GTGGCACCCACTCCACCACCAGCGGTATTACCTGAACCCACAAAAAATGGAAATATTGAACCAGCGTCTGTATTATTGGCACCAAATAGATTGTAGTTTTTTATTTTATAGGTGGTAGTTTCCCCACTATTGTTAAACACGGAATATCCACCTGTGGGGTTGCCAGAATATTCGGGTAGTTGACTAACTTTCGTATTTGCCATTTTAATTTATTTTTTTTTAATGTTCTATGTTTATATTGTCGCCATTTTCTGCTTGTATGAAGTTGGCGTCTTCGGCTTGTAGTTTATATCCAATCGGTTCTACACTTGGTGTAGGCGTTGGGGTTAATGTTGATGTTGGTGTTATTGATGGGGTAATACTTGGAGTATTCGTTGGGGTTGTTGTTGGTGTGGTTGTATTTGTTGGCGTAATAGATGGGGTAATACTTGGGGTATTTGTAGGTGTTATACTTGGGGTATTTGTAGGTGTTGTTGATGGTGTGTTAGTAGGTGTAGATGTATTTGTAGGCGTTATAGATGGTGTAATACTTGGAGTATTTGTAGGTGTTGTTGTAGGTGTTAAAGTCGGTGTGGCAGTATTAGTTGGAGTAATACTTGGGGTATTGGTTGGAGTGATACTTGGTGTAGGTGTATTAGTTGATGTAGGCGTAATAGTTGGTGTTAAAGTATTAGTAGGTGTAATACTTGGAGTATTTGTAGGTGTTGTAGATGGTGTGTTAGTAGGTGTAGTAGTGTTTGTAGGTGTTATAGTAGGGGTAGGCGTAATTGTATTGGTTGGAGTGATACTTGGTGTAGGCGTGTTAGTAGATGTTGTTGTAGGCGTAGGTGTTGTTGTATTGGTTGGAGTGATGCTTGGTGTAGGAGTTAAGGTAGAAGTAGGTGTTATAGTAGGTGTTGGTGTGTTTGTAGATGTTGGGGTAATACTTGGAGTAGGTGTGATGGTTGGTGTTATACTTGGTGTTGGCGTATTTGTAGGGGTTGGTGATGGTGATGGAATAGGGCATATTTCCCCTTCTGATATGAATATAAAGTTATGGTTGTCTTCATTATCACTAATATACTGATAATATGGTTCAACATCACAATCAAGCATAACAACTGCTCTACCTTCGGCTAATTTATTATAGGCTAATGCTGGATTTATATTTGATGTACTTACCTGTTCGTAAACAGAATACCAATATTGTCCTTCATAATCAAAGGATACTAATGGTGGAACAACAGATAAGTTTTGACTTGTGGTTTCAACAAATTGGAACTCATCATATCTATCCGTAAATGTTGATATGTTTTCAGGTATAAAACAAACACGTTCCTTTGAAAGGATATTTGTAAAACAAAATAAATAAGTTGGGTTAGACAATTCCTTATTCAAAGAAACTGATACAACTAATTTATTTAATTCTCTTTTTTTAATTAACAACATTTCCTTTGTGTATTGTTTTTAATTCGTTTATTCAATACAAATATTAGTTCCAAGACATACCAAGTGTTTTAATATCATTACCACCGCCACCACCGCTACTCCAAGTAGTAGTAATTGTTAAATTACCACCTCCAACACTTGTAAAATCACCACCAGCATATTTACCCAATTCCCTTGTAGTTATGTATCTACCTGTAGCATTAGTCCAACTTGGATTTGATGTTCTTATTGTGTCGTAAGAAATACCCATAACACCTACACTATTAGTTGGTAATGATGTAAAAGTCATAGTTTGTGTGTTAGAACCACTTTCATTAGTATTTACTTGATATGGTGTATCACTTGTATTATTTTGTATTCTCCAAACACCAACATTTACATTCGCAGGAGTTCCATTTCCACTTGGGCCAAAGTTAATATCAATATCTGTGGTAGTTCCACCCGTAATTTTTACATATGCTAATGTTGTAGTTTGGAAGTAAAAATTACCATTATGCGTCATAGTTTGAAAAGGTGCTGATACACCACCAATAGTGATACTTGTAATTGTTTTTGTTGGTACAGAACCATTAACATAAGCACCAATACTTAAAACAATCAAACCAGGCCCACCTATACTGGTTGCCGGAAACGAATATGAGTTTGCGTTTGTATTACTACCAACTTCTGTAATATAAGTAATACTTGCTGGTGGTAATGGACTTGATGTGGGTGTTGGTGTTAAAGTCCTTGTAGGTGTTATTGTATTAGTCGGTGTAATACTTGGTGTAATACTCGGCGTTGGAGTATTTGTAGGTGTTATTGTATTAGTCGGTGTAATACTTGGTGTAGGTGTTAAAGTCGTTGTAGGGGTAATACTTGGTGTAGGCGTAGGTGTTGGACTAACACTTGGTGTTGTATCATATACTCCACCACCACCAACTACAAATATGGCCTTACCAATATAATCTTCACTATTATATGGTTTCATAGCGGCGAATAATTGTTGTCTTTTTTCTTCAGGTGTTAATTGTTCTTCTTCCTTTGAAGCGTTATTAACATAGGTCTTAAAGTTTTGTAAATGACCCCACTTTATCTTTTTATTTTGTCCCGCTGGATTTGGTCTAATACTCATATAATAGTTTTTGGCTTATTAAAATAAGGGGGGTTTTATCCCCCCTATATTTCAAATGTTTTTATTGTTTATGCGCTTATAGTTAAACCACTAACTACCGATGCCAAAGGAGCACTTAAAGTAGTAATAGGGTCTTTACTAAAAAACGTTAGAGTGATAGAGTATTGGTTCGCATCACCAAAGGCAACGCCCGTAGCTGATGAACCAGCACTCAAATATCCTCCGTCAAAGTCAGCACCTAAATAAAATATAGTGCCGTTGTTGTCTTCAACAAATGCTTTTAATCCACGATTTTGAGCCATCAATTTTACTTGGTTTCTCTTGTCTTGGTCTATTTTGTGGAAGTTCAGCAACAATTCTTGCGAATAGTATAGAGTTCCATTTTCTAAACTTGAATTAAATGTTTCTGTTAAAGAACTAGTCTGTTTTTGGACTTCATAAGTGTATATCGTGCCACTACCTGTAATTCCGGAAATAGCACTAGTGGCGTTATAGGAAACACCTGAAATAGTACCCGCAACCAAGTATGCTTTTTTAATTCCACCTACGTTAGACGCACAACCTAAGTTGATTGATGCGGTCTGTAAACATGCTGAATAACTCATATTTTTAGTTCTTTATCTTTAATTTAAGTTTAGTCATTAAGCAACACCATTACCAGCCCAGTTTGATGGGAAAGGTATTTGTGCTCCAATTTTGAAATTACATCTAACTCTTACTTCATCGTCATTTCTATCGTAGAATATATCCAATCTTTCAGAATCCGTCATCAAATCCGTTCCAACTACAAGTTGTGAAGATTTACCTACAACTACTTGGTTCTTACCTGATAATCCAGGAATACCAACAACACGGATGTTTGTGCCAGGGTGGAAAGTGATAAACTCAGTTCCTGCTTCTTCAGGTGAGTAGTGGAAATAGTTTGCTGTTCTTAAACCAACTACATATTTTCTGTAGTTCGCCATAGACATCATACATAACAAATCATCATCTTCTTGTACTTTATCAGGTAATGCCCCAATAACCTCATCAACAATAGTCAACATATTAGCTGCTGTGAAAGCAGTTGTTGGTGATGATACGAAGTTGATTTGTTCTGCACAAGTAGTAGAAACCTGTGAAACAATCTGTTCCACCTGAAGCTGAAGTTTGAGCCGTCCATAATTTATCTTCCACATATTTTTGGATTTGTTGCACCTTTAATTGGGCGATAGTTTCTTCAAAGGGTATATTTTCATTGTAAGAACCCGCATTTAAGAACTGACCTGCCCAATATTCGTTCAAATCTGCTGGACATAATGCCTCGTTCACTTTATAGCTACATACCGATATATCACGTTGTGTGAAAGTTGTAGAACCACTTGTAGACCATCCGCATGAACCATCTTGGACGTTCAAAGTTGAAGTTAATAAGTTAATAGCTTGAGTACCTTTAATACCCGATTGAACGTATCCCAATTCTGCTGTTTTAGCCTTTACAATAGCTTCTGCTAACAAAAGACCACCTGTTTCGTCAGTGTATGTGGATAAACCGGCAAGGTTAAATCCCATATCATAACGCTTTAAGTTGTTATTTTTCATAATTTAATTTATTTATTTTTGTTTTTATTGTTTGTTTATTTTTTAGTTTTTAATTTACCAATAGCCTCTAACTTTGAAAACTTTTCAATAGCCTTATCTTCAAAGTATCCTTTGCGGTCAAACACTCTTTCAGCAGCAGGCTCAGCCTTGAACTTACTAAATTGTTCTTCCATTTTTTCTTGTTTGTCTTTCATATCTTTAATTTCAGCCATTAGACCTCTAATTACAGATGTGAACTCGTTTAACAAATCTTCACTAGTCATTTCAACTTCTGCTTCAGCTTCCAAAGAACCTTGTGGTGCTTCATCAGGTTTTGTAATACCCGTAATAACTCCATTAGCATCAACTACAACAACTATCCCACTATCTGTGGTGTGTTCCCCTTCAGGGGCGTTTACCTTATCACCAGCCTCAGTAATAACATAAAGTTGTTTACCTACTTCTAATGAACCATCAGTCATAACTTTTGTTCCGTCTACCAAAGTAGCCTCATCCATTACAACATTTTCTTCAACTTCTCCTTCAATAGAGCCGTCAATAATTTCGCTTACCATACCTTCTCTAACTTTTAGTTTCATACCATTTTCCATTTCATAATCACCATCTTCAACTGGTAATTGTCCCTGTGGTGTAATAACATAAATTGGCATTCCCAATTCCATACTCTCAACGTTCATTTCAACACCATCGGTAGTTTTATAGGTAGAAAAACTAAACTTTGTAAATCCAATAAGTTCAGCAATTTTTCTTTTAATTTCTTTTTTATTCATAATAAAAATTATTTATTTTTTTTTGTTTATACCATTAAATATAATGTTCTTAATTAAATACCACACGCTCATTAAAATATCCTTCTATTGAATATCCTTTGTATTTACCCTCTTTAATTTCGTTCCATAAGGTAGGACTATTCACCTTCATAGTTATTACCCAAGTTCCTTCAGGGTAGTTTAATCCCAAGGCCGAACTCTTATCATTTGCGGGGTCAATAACCAACCAACTTTCACTTACAAAAGTATCAGGGGCTTCTATATCACTATGGTTTAGATTTGTACTATCGGTTAGTTTATTTTTCATAAACCTTTCACTTAATATTTTAGTTGTTTCTTTACTAAAATACACATAATATATTTCATCAGTCATAGGGTTTCTACGTATAATCATCTTGTTTGGGATAATACTAGCACCGGTAATTTCCATCTTTTCCTCATCATAACTAAAACCATATCTAAATACATTTTCAGATGTTATACCTGTTGTAGTTTCATCTGTATATGGTGATATACCAGATACATCTATATCCATACAACCACAACCTCCACCATCACTTATACCACTAATACTATCCATATCTTCTTTCTTTGGATGTTTTGTTGGTAATAAGTCATAGTCAGTAGTATATTTTTTATTTTCAGGTCTACCTTCTTTTACCAAGTATAAGAACGCATTTACACGAGCAAGAGCCCATTGTTGTGATGATTTAACTGCTGGTGAGTGTGATACATTATATGCTCCAACACCCCTTTGATAAACTGATTTTAACATACCAAGATTAACACCATAACCAAGTTTGTCTTTGTATCTTTCATTGAAGTCATCACTCTTTTTCTGTAATGTTTCTTCAACCGACTTTGGAACTTCAGCACCACGAGTTGTTGACGCATCACCTTTAGCAGTTCCTTCACCTTGTGGGTTTTTATTTGGTGTATCTGAC